TTGCTCACGGCCTCGGCGTCGGACAAAATGCCGCGCTTGACGCCCAGCAGGTTCTCCACGGCCTTCAGGTAGGCCTGCCGCCGTGCTTCGTAGTTTTCGTTGCGCAGCGCCGGGGCAAACGCCGTGATCCCCACCGTCTGTTCGCTGCCCTCCAGCCCAACGAACAAGTCGTCCCGCAGGCGCTTGCGCCCGTTCTCCGCTGTCAGCAGGTCGGCGCTGGCGGCAATGCGCATCCGGCCCAGTTCAAACTCCCGCGCCAGCTGGTACTCGTTGCGGTTGATGTTGTGGATCAGCCCCATGGCAGGCTCATACACGGCCACGCCGTCCGGGCTGCCGTCCACACAGTTGACTGTCGGCATTTTCAGCGCCACAAGCCCCAGCCCGTCAAGAGGCGCGGGGTAGGTGTAGGCGTCGGCCAGCCGTTCGTACTGCGCCAGGCTTTGCAGCGGCACCCGCCGCCCCAGCGTTGCCTTGTTGTCAGCCTGGTACAGCCGGTTTTCTATCGTAAGCCGCCCGTCCGGCCCCGTCGTGCGCCGCTCCACCAGCGTGTAATATTGGCGGTCGGCCACCACGCTTTTTTCGCAGCAGGCCAGGTCGGTCACGCGCCCGTCCGGCGCGCGGCCCAAGATCAGCACCGCGTCGCGCCGGATCACCTGCCACGTCAGGCCGTCCGGCGCAAACACCGGCTTGGCCCACGTCTCGCCGCCCACCATGCACCATTGCAGCAGCTCGCGCTTTTTGGCGTCGAACGCCTGCCGCGCGCGGTCCAGGTATTGCAGCTTGGGGGTGCCGGTGTTTTGCAGGCTGCTGTCGTACTCCGCAAACACCGCCTTGCCCAGCTTGTTCACCACGGCGTAGGGGATGCGCTGGCAGGGGTCCTCCTCGTCCGGGGGCACCCGGCTGAACCAGGCGTCAAACCATCCGTCGATGGCGCGTCGCATGGCGTCGCTGGTAATGTCCGGCATTCCCAGCGCCTGTTCAATGTTCTCAATTCCGCGGCTGTCCGTCAGCGCCCGCAGCAATGCGTTCATCGGCTTGCTTCTTCCTTTCCTGTTGTGGTCCTGTCAAGTACTTCTTAAAGCAGCGCGGCCACAGGCAGTAGGGGTCTGCGCTGCGCCACGGGCAATGCTCACAATATTTCGTCACTTTCATGCGGCGGCGCGCCCTCCCGTTCCGTGCGGCACCCGCGCCCGATCTGCCGCAGGGCAAACCGCAGCGCCCGGTTCTCGGCGCTCAGCTCGGCAATGGTCTGCCGGGCGGCGGCCAGCCGTTTGTCGGTGGCGGCCAGCTCGTCCAGCAGCAGCTCGTGCGCGTAGCGTGGCAAAAACTTCTCGATCATCCAGCGGTGCAGTCGGTTCATGGCAGGCTCCTATCATAAAGGTATAAAAAATTCCACCCACCCTCTTGCAAGGGTGGGCGGTGCGGTATTTAGTTGGTTACGCTTTGCCCAGCAGCGCGTTCTCGGCGCACTGGCGGTAGTGGGCTTTCTTGGCCTTGCCCGCCGTTTCCGTCATGGCCAGCCACATCTGGGCCAGCTTCAGGCGGCTGTTGTTGCGGCGGGTCTCGGCTTCCATCTCGGCAATGCCGGGCGCGGCGGGGGCCGCGGGCAGCGCCGCAGGGGCCGCCCGCACCGTGGGCACCATGGCCCCGGCCTGCGCCTGCTCCTGCAGGGCGTGGAAGGCGTTCACATAGGCGGCGGTAAACAAAATGCCTTTTTCGCCCGTCAGCTTGTTGGCCACCATCTCACAGCCCTTCTGGGTCAGGAGATAGCAGGGGAAAGTCTGGTTGTGGTCGTTGGTGTAGGTGCTGGGGACAAAGAAATCGACAAGCTGAAAATCTCTTGCGACGGGCTGAAAATTTAGCCCGTCTGCTTTTCGGCGTTCCATGGCCGAAATATAGCGGTGAATGTCCGCCAGAAGGTTTTTGTGTGGCCTACCCAGCATCCGTGCAACCTCTCGGCTATCCACAACGGCCTTGCCGTTCATCATCGCGGCGGGCAGCAGCACCTGCACATCGGCGGGCGCGGGGGCGTTGGCCTTTTTCATGCGGCATCACCGCCCTTCAGCGTCTGCCGCAGATCGGCCACCATATCCTTCATCCGGCTCCACAGCCAGTTCAGGCTGTTCGCATAGTCGCTGCTGTCATACTCGCCTTTCTCCAGCGCAATGCCGTACACCTGCACAACATCCACGGCGTCAGGTCCCGCGCCTTGTCCACAGGCGGTTGGTGGCGTAGCGCACGGCGTCAATGTGGTGGTTGTCAGCGTCGGGGTAGCCGGGCAGCACCTGGCCGTCCTTGCCCACCTCGTACTCGTACTCGCCAAATTCCCGCGCTGTGTCGGGGCAACGCTTTGGGTCAATGCAGATGGCGGCCAGGCTTTGCAGCCACTTCATGCTCTGGTTCACGCTGCCGGGGCCTTTCACCGCCTCGCGGCAGGGCAGGCCCTCGGCGCGGTAGTCGCCGCAGCTCTTCGGCTCGGCGCTGTCGGCGGTCAGCGGGCCGCCCGTTTCGGTGCCAACGCCGCGCACCTGCTTTTGGCGCGCGGTGTCGCGGTTGGCGGTGCGCCAGCGGGTCAGCTCGTCATAAATATATAAGGTACGCCGCGCCGCGTCGTACTGTACGCGGTTGTATGCCCAGGCGTCCGGGTACCAGCCCCAGTCCACGCCGTTCAGCGGGCGGTCAAAGCTGCGGATCGTTTTGCCATCAATGGGCTCCAGCACCAGGTTTTCAAACACCTGCGTGCCGTTGCCCACGGCCTCGCCCAAATACTCGTGGCGGTACTTGGTCGGCTGCGTTTCCTTAATGTACTCCGCCTGCGCCAAAAACTTCGGCCCCAGCCATTCGGCGGGGGCTTGCAGGTAGCTGCTGTGGTGTACAAACTTGCCGCGCCGCTCGGCCCGGGCGTAGCGGTTGGCCCAGTTGCGGCTGGCCGCGGGCGGGTTAAAGCTGATAAACGTCAGCCCGTACTCGCCGCCGCGCAAAGCGGATTGCTGCACGTTGCGCACGGCCTCTTCGCCGCCTTTGATCTGGTCGGCTTCCTCAAACCACACAATGCCAATGTACCCAAACGGCAGCTTGATGGATTTGATCTTCTGCGGGTCGTCCAGCCCGCGGAACAAAATGCGCTGCCCCGTGGGCAGGTACACGCATTGCAGCGGGCTTTGTGTGCAGCGGAACTTTTCACCCAGCCCCAGCTTGTCAATGGCCCACAAGATCTGGGCGTACACGCTGTCGCGCATGGTATCGGCCACCTGGCGCGTCACCAGCGCGTGGCAGTCGGGGTGGCGCAAAAGCTGCAAAACCACCTCAACGCTCACATAGCTGCTCTTTAAGCTCGCGCGCCCGCCCTTCTCCACCGCCTCGTCGATCTTGCCCGCGCGGATCAGGCGGTGCGTTTCGTAGAAAGCGGGGCCGATGACGCCTTTCAGGCTCACCGCCGCCCCGCTGTTTTTAGATGTCGTCAACGATCGTCACCTCATTGCCGCTGCCCGCCTGCGCCATGGTTTCGCGGTACAGCCGGATGGCGTCCAGGTCCCCGGCGCGGGCCTTTTCGGCCAGCGCCGCGTGGATGGCGCTCCATTCGTTTTGGTACTTTGCGGCCATGCCGTCCAGCAGCTTGCCAAAGTCCCACCGGCTCATCTTGCGGTACTGCGCCGCCAAAAGCGCCAGGTCTGCGGCGGGGTCATAGCGTTCCAGCTCGCTGGCCTTCTGGATGTCGGCCAGCAGCTCCCGCAGGCTTTTTTCCTTGGTTTTCATCTGTTTTTTCCCTCCGCCCCACAGCGCCCCAAATAAGCCCGTTTTGGGGGCCTTTCTCTCACGCGGGCAGTTTTCCGCCCTTCGTTCCTTAAACAAAATTAAACGTATTAAACGGGGCAATTAAACGGTGCTGGCGGCACACCCGCGTTTTGCGGGGTATGCTTCGCCATTTTCGGCCGTTTTCGCAGCCAAAATCCCGTTGCTTCTGTCCGCCGCGCCTGCGGGCCGGGGCGAACCGGCCGCCCCGCAGTCTGCGGTTTCCTGTATCGTAAAGGTCAGCGTAAATTCTTTTGCTTCCCCGCCAATGGGCAGGGCCACGACCGCCCGCCGGTCATGCCGGTCAACACGCACAATGCGGTCGCTCAGCTGCGCCAACGGCCCGTCCACAAAACCCAGCACACCGGGCATCACCTCGCGCGCGGTGCTGGGGCGTAGGTCTTGCCCCGCCAGCCAGCGGATGTTCACGGCTTCGGCCAGGCTCAGTGCCTCCGGCGTGCCGGGGCTTGCCCCCAGCCAGCGCATCACGCCGTCCTGCCCGCGTACCGTATAATAGATGGGCAGCGGGGCTTCGGTGTCCACAAACACATACCCCCGGAACAGGGTGTACGGCTCTTCCCGCCACGCGCCGCCGCGGCGGATCAGCCGCCGCTCCTGCGGCAGCAGGGTGGCAATGCGGCGGTCGGCCAGGCGGCGGCAAACCTCCGCTTCCTGCCCGGTCAGTACCTGCACAGCATAAAGGCTCATGGTGCAGCCTGCGCTTTCTTGTCTAGGTAAGCCGTAACCTGCTTGTACAGCTCCGGCTTCTCGGTTGCCATCGTGCGCCACAGCATGGTCTTCACGTCATCCGTGCCTGCTTCAAGGTCGGTCTTGTTCCGCAGCTCCACGCGCTTCTTGTAGGCGACCGCGCGGGTCAGGCCGCTGATCTGGTTCATCAGCTTGTCCACACTCACGGCGTTCCAGTCCTCTTCCTTCTTGGCGGTCAGCGCCGTCATAAGGTCCTGGCTCGCCACGCGCACCAGCGCCTCGGTCGTGTCAAGGTCGGGGTAGCGCTCCAGCTCGTCAAGCATATTTCTAAAGTTGGCCTGCGCGATCTGCAGCGTCTGCAAATTTTCGACGTATCCCTGCGCGTAGCGGCACACGCTCGAAACCGACAGGCTGTACCCGTGCTCCTGCAAATAGTCCACGATCTCGGTATAAGTAGCGCTGCCGTCAAGGATCATCTCCTCAACGGTAGCTTTCATTTCTGGCGGCAGCTTGTCGATCTTGCTGTGCTTGCGGTTGCCGCTGCTCTTGCCCCCGCGCTGAAACGGCCACGCCATCGTTACACCTCGATCATCGCGTCCTTGACATCCTTTTCAAGCACGCGCATTCCCTTGCCGGAAAGCTTTGCTTCCAATTCCGTCCAGTTGTGGTCCGCTAAATCCTCGCACCGCACATGATCCTTTACGGTGCGCAGCAGAATATACCCTTCCAAAGCCAGAAAGTCGAGGCAGGCGGCGTATTGTCCCTCGCCAATGCCGTCGTCCTTCAAAATGCGCTGAATGCTGCTCAGGTTGTGGTAGCTCGGCGCAAGCACGTTCAGCGTCCGCATGATCTTGCCGTTATTTTTGGCAAAGTCGCTTTGCTCCATTTCGGCAAGCAACTTTTCTTTCATGTCCATGTTACGAATTCTCCTTTTGCG